ATATAATATTTTGCTGACATATAACAGCGAAGAAGATGCTGGATTTTTCAGATACCTAGATCCAACTACTAAAGAAGTTGTGACAATGATGGATCCGAAAGGATGGTCATGTAAGGTTGGGTATTTCGGCGGTCATCTCGACACTCCCGATAAAATCTTATATCATTGCTGTTCTAATACTTCCAAGAGACTAACACTTGGATATGTTGTTCCGCATCTGGAAATCTGGCGGTCTATGATCGAAGATATTACTGGCGAGGATGCTTCTCACTTTGATTGATTTTCTGGCGCTCTTTATGTTTTGCTAGTAGTTCTTCGAGAACAGTTAAACTTTCGTGCATCTTTTCAATTGTATCTAACATCATTGGAACAGAAACTGATGCTTGGTGAATAATTGCCTGCTCGTAGTTTGCGCGAGGAACTGTCGCAAGTTGTATTCTTCTTCGCTTAAAGAAAGCCTTGATCCTACTAAGTAAAGTAGGTTTTCGCGCCTGCACCATATTCAACTGACTGCCTTTTTGATCAGTTGCTTGTTGGCGCATCTTTATAATCTGATCTTCTTTTGCCTTTACTGCTGCTTCATTTTCTCGAGTAAGTTTTTCATTTGCCTCTTTGAGAGTTTGTAATTCTTCAACCAATTTTGGATCTGTAATATGAATGGTTTCTGTAACTGTTTCGATTACTGTCTCAATTTTTACAGGAGGGTTTTCTAAAATCTCTTTTGCTCGTGCGATTGTTTCTGCTGCTACTTTAGATTCTTCTTCCGCAAAAAGTTTTTTTCTCTGCAATTCTTCGTATTTTTCTTGTGCGATTCTTTCCCTCTCAATTTCTTCTTGGGAGGGTTCATTGTTTTCTATCTCTAAAACTTCTTCTTCCATACTACCATCTGTCCAAGATGTGTTTTCTTCTTCCAACACAATTTCTATTACAGGAGTGACCAAGGGTTCTGTAATATAATCTAGTGGCGGCGGTGTAATAATTCTTGCTTTACCCATATCAATTTACTCCCAATTCTATTATGCATTGATTATCATATAATCTGGCGAATTTTAACTTTCGTTCATAACAAAAATCTGTAATTGCTGCTCTAACTCCAGGATGCATATGATTTTGTTTTGAAAAATCATCTAAGAAAATTACACCACTTTCCTTTACAATATCAAGACTAGCGATTAAATCTGCCATCACACCCTCATAACTATGGTCGCCATCAATGTAGATCCAATCTAATTTCTCTCCAGTATATGCTGCGAACCATTCACTGGATTTCATGCGATGAATAGTAACAGGCAGTTCTGCGAATTCTTTGCAAATGCTTTCATATAGTTTGTCGTAAAATGCTTGGAAGTCTGCTGGATTATTAGATCCGACGATCTCAGAGTATCTTTGCAGAATTCCTTCGTAACCCAAGTTCAGCCAATCGGTAGTATTTTCATAAACAGAAATATCCCATGGGTCAATCATGTGGAGATGTTTTGCCTTTGTTAACAAAACTTGTGACGATCTTCCTCGCCAAACTCCGATCTCTGCACCCAGAGAATTTTCTGGGATCCATTGTGCTGCCAATTCGATAATATCTGTATTTTTACCGAACATCATTTACTTAGTTCCTATTACCATGAAGCGATCAAAGTTTATTTTACCATCCCAACTATAATAGGACTGTTCAATCTGCCCCTCGTAAAGAACACTAGTAACTCCAACGTTTTCGATATGCTCTTCGATTGTCGGAACACAATTAATACCATACATTTCTTTGAAAACATTTGATGACTGGCAGGCAAAAATACAATCGGGATTTGCTGTTGTCATATTCTTTAAAGGATACATTGCTTCACAACCGATAGAAATTACTATATCTGTTCCCAGTGCATTGATGTCATGATATGCGAAAGGAACATCCCAGTTTATATGATTTAATTCAATTCCTACCTCAGAATAATACCGATTGAACACCTTTGATAATTCTAATGCGTCTTTGTCAATATCGATCAAGTTAATTTTCTTGACATTTAGATTTTCACACAGTAATGGAACAAGCGGAAATCCTAACCAAGAATTTAGAATTGTAATGTCTAGTTTTTCTGGTAGATCTTCAACCTTTAATAGTTCTTCAACCAACCAAATAGCAGCATCCATGGTATTTGGATTCATGGATTTTCTAAAATCTTCATGCTTCCATGGCAGTTCGTGGTGGATTTTATCCAATCCTTCACCCCAGTAACGATAGTTATTCAAATAATTATAATTTAACATCTTGTGGTCTTTCCATTGAATCGTATAAACAAATGAGCGGTTCAGGTCTGAGAACACGTTCTCTTACATCAATTGGCCAAACATATCCATAGTTATAACTATAAACCCAACTATCTGGAAAGTGTCCAATTTTCAGAAGACGTTCTCTTTGGTGACCAAATAAATTATCTAATCCGCGATAATAAAAAAACATTTGGCCAGGATAATCTCCCACGAACTTAGTAATTTTGTTTACATCTAATTTATCATTCCATCTAAGAACGCTTGAATTTAGATCTGTGTATCTAAACGGAATTTCTTTTGTATCCTCTTTCATTTGCTTCATGTTATGCCAACGAGTTCGAATGAAGGTCAGTGTGTCTTCCGGATCATATTCAACAATGCAATCAATATTATGTTGTATACCTATATCTAAGTCTAGGAAAAGTTTTTCTCCCATCTGCCGAACGACATTTTTGTCGAACAAGTAGAGTTTATTCCACCATTTCTCATAATAATTATTTTCAGGAATGGGAATAACTATAACCTCTGGATCTAAATCTCCAGGATGTTCTGTGATACAATAAAATTTAAATTCTTGAGTTATATACTCTCTGCACATTTGCAGAATACGATTTACGTATTCTGGTCCATATTTAAATCCCCATTTGACTGTGTAGATATTAATCATCAAATATTCCAATGCGCCAAAAGATTAGGATCAACGAGCGACTCTTGTTTTACTTTGCCTCTGTGGTTATCTTGAAACGGAAGCAAGTCCACATTAAACACGCACAGAATACAATCCTTTCTATATATTCCGACTTCTAGATCACCAGAATCCCAGTCGCGTCCGCGATTGTATGAGTAAGCAAAGGTATTTGGAAAATGTTTCCACAGCGGAGTATTACTAAAGTCTCCCCACCGCCAACTGTGATAGTTGTCTGTTCCATCGGTGAACGTAAACCAAATACGCTCCTGATTTTCCAACACATCCTGCCAGATGCATTCTGTCTGATCATCTGACCACACCATACAACTACCATTAGTGTAGGCACCGTGTGCTAACTTGAAGTTACGAGACTTCATAGGTCTAGGATCCTGCCACCAAGAGCGCAACTTAGTAGGATGTTCTAGGTCATACGTGATGATCGGCGATAGATCGTTTTGAATGATGACATCAAGGTCGAAAAAGACAAACCTTCCAGTAGGTTTATCCTCTGCGAAGTTGTGGGTATTGAAGATAAACGTCTTAGGTCTGTCCCAGCAACGTGCCATGCCATATTTAAAATTCTCGGAACCGAACCAATATTTCGGATGGATGTTAGGGATATCTGGGAAGTCGATTACTTTAATCTCGGCGTCAAATCCTTCGCTGTTATCTGTATAACAGTAGAAGTGGAACTCAAAATTATCTGGAGTATGTTTCTTTGCCATCCGAAAAAGACGATTGACAAACTCAACAGAATACTTTGTTCCCCATTTACAGCAAACGTAATTAACTCTCATCGCCACAATCCAATAATATTTTTATCTAAACATTCAGATAATTCAATCTGTTCTTTTGCTGACGGATGCGGTACATTGTCAGTATTGAACAAACAGATCTTAGCATCTTGTCGAAACTTAAACCGTTCGACATCGTCGGGATGATGTTTCCCCCGATTCCAAGAATAAATCCATCCAACTGGAATATCCTTCCATAAATCTCTCTGCCTCCAGTAGTGATAATTGTCACTTCCTTTAAAGAAAGTTTTGAATATGGTTTCAGAATTCTCGATAACATCTGTGTAGATATGCTCACACGATTTACCAGGCCATAACATCATACTGGAGTTGAAAAAGGTTCCGCGAATATCAATAAAGAATCTGTCGTGTTTCTGTGATTGTGGTTGCCAACGACATTGAATGATTCGGGGTTTCAGTGCAAGTTCTATCACATCAGTTATATCTTCTTGGATCACAACATCAAGATCAAAATAACACCAGTTACCCTCATATCCTAACCAGTTGTGTGAATTAAATATTGAGAACTTTGCTCGATCGAAGCAGAAGGTTTCTTTACCAAACCAATATTTTGGGTGTAAGATACCATCGTCTGGAATTTCTGCTGTGTCGCAATCAATTCCCTCGGGATTATCAGTGTAACATGTAAAGGTATACGACGCAGGATTACGAGCGTAATTTTTCTTTACCATATTATATAAGTTATTCACATATTTCGCAGGGTATTTGTCACCCCACTTAATGCATACGAAATTCATCATACTTTTTATCTGCTCCAGGGAATTGATCTAAACCATTTAATAATGCTATTGTATATTCTGGGCGATATACAAAAGAGTCATTGTTACCGCCATAATAATCTGCTCCGTAAACAAAGGAGTAGATTTCATCTGGAGCAAAGTAATTGAATCTAAAATCCTCATGCCATAAAAACCTATCATCTCCGAAATATTTCAACATAAAATACTCAGGGTTGGTGTTGAAGTGATCCCATATATGTTTGGCAGTTCCTTCTTTCCACATCATAACACTTGAGTTGTAATTACTCAAGTAACGCATGTCATGGGTTTCACCAACATAATCTGGGAATTCTTTATTCTTCCAATAAGTATACGCTATTATTGGTTGGTTGTCAAGGTATTTCCA